CTTTAATCGCTTCGTAGAACGATCTATAAAAGACAGTTGATTCTCTCATAAGCAAAATACCCACCACCGCATGCAAAGGACTATCCGCGCTCGAATGAGCAATGGCAATGCAGCGATGATGGGATTTTAAATGTTTTCATGTACGGATAGTCAGAGCAAATATAGTCAAACTATACTTACTTCCAAATTAGTAGCGAAGATTTACTTTGTCCCTACGCTTGTAGTTATAAATCTCCTCAATCAATGCAACGTATTGTGCTACATCCGTGCAATGCTGCAACGCAGTTGGTTGAATTTTTAACTTTTGAATGAACTCAGTAAACTCAAAATTTGGATTATACAATAGATTGTACATAGCGTAGATAAATGCTCTTCGCTTATATCCATCGTAATAGGGTTCAAGTAGCAAAATCTTTTCGATGTTTCTTTCTGCTTCTTTAAGTGATTTAATTTTCAATAACCCGGTATTGAAATTACCAGCATTCTTTGTTGAACCCGTGCCGCTTAGTAACAACATACATTCATTGTGGCCTACTTGATACTTGTTTTTAAAATCACGATAGATTAAATAATCTTTGTATCCTAAGTTGCAGTATCCATTTAGATAGTCATCAGCATTCCAGTTCTTAGATAGCTGATTTAATCGATGCACTTCCGCAAGACCATAACCTTTACAAATCACATAATGCAAAGGCAATTTCAATTCCGTAATAACATCAAATCGATGTTGACCATCAATGATTTCATACTTCTCATTTACGATAATAACCGTAAACATGTACTGTTCATTCATTGACTTTTTTAGTCGATTGATGTGAAGCAGATTCTTAGTCCGATTACCATCCAATGGCTTGAATAAAAAGTAATCAGTTGTTGTGTGAACGTGGTGTGTGGCTAACACCATTGGTTCTTTCTTAGAAGATAACATAAAATAAAATTGTTTTTGATTTGCCTACTCTGTAAGGTTTTCGGCTACCCCTTTATTGTTCAAGATATACCTTAATTGTTGTTGTAAATTCTTCAAATGACCTGCACACCTTGACTGCATAACCTGCGTTTATCAGCTGTGCGTGAACGATTTTTTGTGTGTCCGATAGTTTGCCTTTCTCTGTCTTCATCTCGATGAACAGACCGTGGTAAGAACCTGATGCCATGCAGATCATCAAATCGGGCATGCCCGGCATAGCACCTTCAGCCTTCAGGATGTTCCAGCGTTTGGCTCTTTGCACAGGTGTACCACCTATGAACACACCATTAGGGAAGGAAGCGATTAATACGCGCGGGAATGAGTATCTAAACCATTCTACGCAGCGTTGTTGTATCTTGCTTTCCTCGTGCTTCATGCATTCATGGTATTAGATATGGCGAGCCAAAACTTACCGATGTAATCCTCATCCGCTTCCAAGTGGATCACGGGCAAATCCTTTTCAAGTTGTTGGTATTCCCAATGGCCCAATGAGTGAACATCGTAATCACAGCCAAGTGATACCGGGCAATAAGATACGGATGTTCTTTCAACTGGTATATCAAAGCGTACTATCATGCTGTTCTCATTATTGATAGTAATCAGGTAGCACATCCGGTTCTCGTTAACTATTTTCTTTTTGACTATGTACATGTTCTTGCCATTAATCCTGCGTATGTCGTGAACATCGTACTCACTTTGCATTGAATCGGTGAACTCTTCGTAGAATTCTAACTCGTCAAGCTTCTTATTCATCTCATTCCACTTGGCTTCTTTCTTATCGGTGGTAAATATGAACTTGCACCATTGAATGAGTTTGGCATTACTTACGTTTAAGTCCTTGCGTATCTTTTCAAAGCTAAGTTTATCAAAGTTCTTTACGATATACAGGATATCACTACGGCTTGGGATGTTGTCCTTACGTAGCTTCTTTGCATGTGGTTTGATTAGTACCCTTTTTAAGTTATTCATCACCTTCGTTTTTGATTGTTATTGATTTAATTAGTTCACACACCGGCACATCCATAGCCTTTGACAGATTAATAAGTTGCTGCAGCTTGATAGTCTTAGCATCATACAACCAGTTGTACAGGGTGCGGTCTGATATGGGGGTGCTGCTCTTGCGCATCGCACGAAGTAGGGCAGCATTACTGCCCACTGTCTTCGCGATCAACCCATTTAGTTTGTTGTGCTTTCTCATAGCTTTGGTTTGAGTTCAGGATTAACAGCGTAGAACACTTCGCGGTGAGCCTCACTAAACATGTGCATGAACACAGCGTCATCAATTGATTTGTATAGCTTGTCGCGCATATCAATTTCCAAACGTGATTTAACCTGAGCCATATCGTCGTACTTGCGTACTTCAATTTGCTTGTTGGTGCTGTAACTCATTACGGTAGTTAGCACCATGTCTGCAGACATACAGCAGTAGACATGCCCGAAGCTACCACAGGTGTAGTAGTAAGGTAGTGTGATTTCAGTAGTTCCGTTTACTACTGGATGGTAGGTGTTAACCTCAATTGTTTGTGTCATTGTATTGATTTATTAAAGATTAAAAAAATGATTTGAAATTTCAGTGTCAACCGCGTTAGCTATCTCGTCGTGCAACTCACGGTAGTTTGAATTGTCTATGCAATCAGTCATGTCTAACTTTTCGCACAGCACTCGATAAGATACATCGTCTGCATCGAACTCGGCAGGACTATCATAAGTGGCTTCACGGTAGTACGGATTGTAGCTTACCTCGATTGTAAGTAGTGCAGGGATAACGCTGCTCTCATGGTCAAACTTAAAATGATTCATTTGCTTTTGTTTTTGATTACCTTTGTATTGATGGGGACAAATGTAAGCAAGAATTTTCAGTATGCAAATTATTTCGTAAATATTTTTGGATAGCTGTATAAGTGTCAACATATCAAAGCATTACGATGCATGGCTCGACAAGGCTACAAGGCTTGCTCACGATAAAACAAAGGGAAGTGATCTATTGCATGAGGTGCTTGCCCGGTTAATGGATAGACCAGAACAGGACATAAAAGACATCGTATGCAGGGGCAAGGTAGAAGCATACATAAACAGGGCTATTTGGCTATCATGGCATAGTGCTCGCAGTGATTACGCCATAAAGTATCGGAAATACTACGAGCTGCACGTAGATAGACAGGTTGCCGACACGAAACAAGATGAAACATGGATAGGTGCGTTTATAGATGGGGAGTATTTATACAGCGCAATCGGGCGCATGAATGAGTTTGATGCAATCTTGCTACGTCTATACTCAAAACCTGACTTTGATTACAAAGAACTAAGCGTAACAACGGGCATACCCTACCCTTATCTACGCACATCAATACATAGGGCATTAAAAAAGATAAGAGAGTATGTTAAACTTCAACGCGCCATTGCACATTCAGAGAGAGAGGCTATCGATATGCAAAAAATGTAAGTTCTACCAAGGTGCTTTCGGTACTTGCGGCACACCTTTAATTGGTGGTACAGTCATGCCCGAAGAAAACGAGGTAACGTACTACAAAGAAAACATAAAGCTATGCGGTTGCTTCATGGATGTAAAGACAAAGTTCAGGTTCACGTCATGCCCAGCTCATAAATGGTTTGCCATTGATATGAAACCTGAAGAGATAGCCGCACTGGATGTCTTTATAGCACGTATAACCAAAAGCAACAAGATAGAACAGGACGATTTGCAGATGCTTTACTATTGGTTTAGCAAGATAACCAAGAAGCATGAGAAACCGAGCGCATGTGGCACGTGCATCCGCGATCTAATCAACGAGTTTAGAAGACAGCTAGGAAAAGTGAACGAAGGCAAATAACAATATCTTATCGAATCATATGGAAAAATCACGAAACGAAAAGGGCCACTTGTTACCGGGTCACGGTGGCTTGAAACCAAAGGGAGCGGTTAGTGAAAAGACTAAGATGTGGAATGAGTTAGGCGAATGGTTCGTGCAAGAAGGCGCGGCTAAGTGTATGCGCATCATGAATGATATGGAGGATGAGGAATACATCAAACACTACACAGCGCTACTCGAATACTTCAAACCCAAACAGGCACGTATCACACACAGCGGTGATGAGAAAGCACCCGTAATCATACAGGTGCATTCCGATTTGTGATAAAATTGACACAAAAAAGAAACAAAAACTACAATACAACGGAGCATGAAAGTTAAGTTCAGCATAGCAGCTAACGCAAAGGCAGTAACACTTGCCAAGTATATCGACTACCAAAACGCAGTTGATAAGATGGAGCGCGTGCGAGTGATAACCGGAAAGAGTATGGATAACATACGCCTGATGCAATCACACGTCATTGATGAAATCATTATGCGCTTTGAAGCTGCAATCAAATTAGGTAGCAACGACTTTGAACGCAAGGTGCGAGTGGGTGCAATCGAGTTAGGGTTTATTCCTAACCTGAATGAACTAACCTTTGGTGAATACATTGACCTTGATACGCATTGCACTGGTATCTACAAAGACGGCAAGATAAACGGAGTAGCAGCACACAAGATGATGTGCATACTATACCGCCCTATTAAGGCTAAGTTTGGAAAGTACTACGATGTAGAAGCATACAACCCCAACGCCAAACGTAAGTACGAAGATGAAGTATTGCAGCTAACACTTGACCATGTACTAAATGTGCTGCTTTTTTTTTCGAGTTTAGAAATAGAACTATACAACAGTTCCCTAGAATATTTGGCCAAGGAGATAACGGAGATAGTGAGGGAGATGACGCAGGAACAACCCCAGACGGCTTAGCCGCATACGGGTGGTTTCATATCATTGAATCACTAGCGGAGCGAGATATAACAAAGTTTGACGCGGTAACAGAGCGTGGTGTATATGAGGTATTCACACACCTTACATACTTAGCCGACTATGTATACACGCAAAAAGTAGAAATGAGAAAAAGACATCACTAATGAATAGTTACAACTATAGTTACAACGTCCTAATCAATCGCCTGGAAGCATTTGCAGCCGGGCACTTTTTGATTAAGCGATTTACGCACGGGCAAATTGATATGGCCGACCAACTACAGGACGATCAATATCCTTTCATGCACGTTACGCCCGATACTATTGAGCCTATCAGCGGGGGCATGCAGTTTGGTTTTCACATCATGTTTGCGGATATACCCCGTGACAAAGAATACAAGGCCGAGTATCAGCGTGAGGTTATTAGCGATTGTGTGCGATTAGGCCAAGACCTTATTGCCGAAGTAAAGAACGGACTGGAGTTATTCGGGTTTGATGTGCAGCTCGTGAATGAGGTTGTATTCGAACCATTCATGGAAGAGCAAAAGAACACGGTTACGGGTGTTGCCTTCACTATTAAACTCGAAGTGCCTTGGGATTGGAGTGCTTGTGACATTCCTGCGATATGGTCAGTAGGTGGTGCAAGTGGTAGCGGTGGTAGTGGCACGGGTTACGGCATCACACTTCAAACAAATGGTGTAGATAACATAGTTCAGACCTTGCTTAATCTACAGGCGGGCACGAACATCACCATAACCGACCAAGGCAACGGGACAGTTACGATTGATTCAACAGGTGGTGGAGGCGGTGGCAATGAGTATGTAAGTACGGAGTACAATGCAAACCACGTAACGGCCACGGGCAACCCGTATTTGGTAGGTGATAGGGTATGGTATAATGGTGACGTTTACCAGTGCATAGCCAACAATGATGCAATCATACCAACGAACGCAACGTATTGGACACTTGTCGCACCCGGTAACAGGTTGCGTCAAACGCCTGTAGATTGGAACGCAACGAGTGGTGATTTTCAAATATTGAATAAGCCAACCATTCCCGCTGCACAGGTTAATTCGGATTGGAATAGTGTAAGTGGTGTATCGGAGATATTGAATAAACCAACTATACCAGCTGCGCAGGTTAACAGCGATTGGAACGCAGTAAGTGGTGTAGCACAAATCTTAAACAAGCCAACTATACCAGTTAATCTCGATGACCTTGCAGATGTAAACGCACCTACTCCTAGTAATGGGCAGGTGCTAACCTACAATATTACATCTGGAGATTGGGAAGCTGCAACACCAAGCGGTGGGGGTGGTGGCACGGTCACATCGGTTGGCCTTACCATGCCTGCGCCTACTAACGCAGCATTCAGCGTAACAGGTTCACCCGTTACCACATCGGGCACACTTGCAGTTAGCGCAAATGGTACAAGTGATCAATACATAGACGGCACAGGTGCACTACGTACATTGCCATCAACAGGTGGTGGTGGTGGACAGGTGTTCTACTTTAACGGTAACATCTCACAGGGTACAATTGGTGGCAATCCATATTACGAATTAGGCACAGCTGCTAACACAGGGCCAGCGGCTAACTTCACTGCATCTGTTACGGGTGCACTTGCACGATTCATCACAGACGTAGGTTCACCTAACCACGTGCTAATACCTGCAGGTGTATGGACTATTGATGTGTACTTAAGTGAAACAGGAGGCGGTGCTAACCATGCCCAAATACTTGCAAAGCTGTACACGTACAACGGCAGCACGTTCACATTAGTTGCTACTTCCACAATGGAGGAAATCACAAACGGCAACGTGCCTGATTTGTATAGCTTCACGATTTCAGTACCTACCACAGTAACGGCTGCAAGCGATCGCATCCATATTGAATTTGATATTCAAAACACAAACGGCAAGACTGTAACGCTCTACACTGAAGATGGTCGCATCGGTGAAGTGCATACTACGTATGCAATAGGCATCAGTTCTTTGAACGGCTTAACTGAAAGCACTCAAAACTTCGCAGTAGGTACAGCTGGCACTGACTTCGCAATAAGTAGCGCAGGCAGTACGCATACATTTGACCTGCCAACAGCAAGCGCAGCAAATCGTGGTGCATTGAGCAGCGCAGATTGGTCAACATTTAACGGCAAACAGAATGCTGTTGGATTTACCACAGTAGGTACTAACTTAGCAACACTGCCAAACCCAAGCGCAACACGTTATTTGCGCATCAATAATGACAACACAGTATCAGCTCTCACACTTGCAGAACTAAAGTCCGATATTGGTGTGGGTGGATACACTGCTTTGACTACTGACTATGTAACAAGTGGCACAGCTTATCAAAATATAACAGGTTTTAACTTTCCTGTAGTATCTGGCAAAACATATAAGTGGCGTGCTACTATACTTGTGGTAGCAACAGGAACAACTAACGGAATGTTGAGCACAACAGGACCAACAGGAACCACTACCTATCGCTTCACGATCGGAACGGGCGGTACAACTAATACAATAAACAACGGTGTAGCCCACAACACAGGTGCTGCAGTATCAATGTCCACAAGTTTGCGTATTGCTTCAGCTGATGGAATCTTTCAAGCCACAGCCAATGGTAACTTAGGCATCAGTGTAATTTCATCTGTAAGTGGATTGCTTACAATTAAAACAGGTTCTATCATAGAATACGAGGAAGTGATATAATGGCAAGTGAGTTTGACAAAATACTAAACGAATACGCAGCCACTGTGGTAGAGCGTGCACAATCTAACCTGCGCATCAAACGCAGGGTGCGTGGCAAGACAGTTAATCGTGTTGCATCGGGGCGTTTGCTTAACTCTTTAACTTATAAGTTGCGTTTACGCTATAACAAACCCACCATTGACTTCACAGTTGACAATGATGAAGCGGGTCAATACGCAGATGTAATTGAATTTGGTAGAAAGCCTGGTGCAAGGATGCCACCGGTTAAACCAATCGAGGACTGGATACGCATTAAACGTTTGAAGCTGCGTAACAGACAAGGTGAATTTATTAAGTCAACCGAGAGCAACATAAAGAGCGCAGCCTTTGCCATTGCCAAGAGCATAGGCATTAATGGTATAGAGGGTATAAAGTATTATGCCGAGGCAATAGACGATACATGGGACGAGTACAAAGACAAGCTAATGGATAGCTACATAAAAAGCATAGAGAACAGATTACTACTAAATAAAAGATAATGGCAATAACAATAGAAGACCAGCCTTATAAGTGGGCCGTTCGTGGTCAAAAGCTAATGATCATTGCAATAAGTGATGAAACCTCTAACAGTGGTTTTAGATACGGTATTGATGTTACGGTAGCGGGCAAACTATATAGCTTCTATGTATCAGCCGCGCCTGATGATAGGTTATACTTTGACTTGTCACCACTTGTTGATGATATGCGCAATGTCCTTAACTCGAACTCACACTATGCAACAGATGATACGGTTGATGATAATAGCCCGTTAAGCATGAGCTTCACGCTAAGTGAGAACTGGATAGTAGACGGTGTGCTTACGGTAAACCTTGGAAGTGTAGTAGCAGGCGAGGAAATGATAGCAATTAATGGCTATTTCCAAGTAATAGATGGATACAAACCGAACGTACTTACAGGCTCGCAAAAGGTGCAACGCTCACTAACAAACTTTCTTAGTAGCCTTCCCTTAACAGATAGGTTTCCCGGCATGCATTACAACAAATATGCAGCTTCATGGGGTTTTACAGGTTCATCAAATAGGATTTGGGTTCCTGTGTTTGAAAGTGACTACGGTTACTTGTCTATTCCGGGCAATGACTTGTATCTAACTAACAACGCGGTTGATTCCTATCGAATAATAATGTTTCCTGCAGCGGGTGCACCTGTAACAGAAACGCTATCATTAAACGCATATGACCTTGAGTTGCTACCAGTATACCCTGCTAACCTTAATGACTTTGTTGCCTTAACTGTCAAGCCTTCGTTATTCCCTAACTGGCGATGCTATTCGGTTTCAGTGTTTAATGGTGCATCACAAGAAAGCCAAGCAGTTATTTTCTACAACGCGGGTGTATATGGTCAATACGATTGCAACTATTACAACATTCGCCTAGCGTGGGTTAATAGCAAAGGTGGGTGGGATTACTTCAACTTCATAAAGAAGTCTGAAAAAACCGACGAGATAGAACGCAAGAAGTTTAGACGTGTGTTGTTCAATGGTACAACTGGAGTATTTAATGCTACTGACCGAGGATTGCAAGAACGTAGAAACTTAGTGCAGCAGGTTATCACAATCACTAGTGACTTTATTAGTGAAGGCGAGTTTCAATTCCTGCGCTCGTTACTTGTGAGCAATCAGGTTGAATGGCTAACACAGGACGCGGGTAAAAACATCTCAATACCTGTGAACCTAGATGATACATCGTATGTGGAAAAGAACACACGTGATGGCAAGCTGTATAACGTAACTTTAAAGATGCGAATCGCAAACGAATATTGGACATAACATGAACGGAGAAGTACAACTGATAGTAAGAAGTGGCAGTGGCGAAATCGACGTATATAGCCAAAGCAATGTTGCAACCTTAGGTGGTGTTGGCTCGTTGCGAATTATTGTGCCTGCGTTTACTAACCAATCAACCATCGTTGGCACAGCTGTAACACTTAAGAATTCACTTGGTCAAACCAACACTCGTATTTGTAATTCGATTCAACCCGATACACCAACACCCGGATTAACACGCCTTAATTTCAACAGTGCATTTAGTTTCGACTTTAGGTTAGCGGCAGGCGGTTACTTTGTTTGGGGGTCTGAAACGGAGGCATATCTTGACTTATTCGAAAACGAAAGCATCAGCCAAAACTGGAAGTTCCAAGACCTTAACAACTTCACCTCACAAGGTGCGTTTAGTCGTGAGTTTCGTATACCATACAGCTACAACAATCAACAGGCACTCGGCGCGCTATTCGATGTTAACGCAGCAGGTGGCTTAGAAAACTATTTCCACTATAAGCTACGTGCTGAAATCCGCGTTGATACGTTGCCTATCGCAGCGGGTTATGTGCGCGTGCGTAAAGTGTACAAGCAACAGAACAGAATTAACGAGGTAGAGTTAGCGTTTTACGCTGAAACACCTGACCTTGTACGCAACATCGGGGAAAAGAAGCTAAAGGATTTGGGACAATTAACCTCATTAGATGAAACGGTTAACTATCTAAATGTAACAACAGCAACAGCCGACCGTATATGGACTATTTTAGATCGCGGTCAGTTATGGAGCCAAGGAGGAGAGGAAAGTACAAGGTCTTTAATTGATTCTGATAATCCAGTCTATGCAGCGGATTTAACACCCGCTCTTAGTTGGTGGTTTTTGTTTAGCAACATCATTAAAGAGGCGGGTTTTGAACTTGCGGCAGGTACGCTTCAAACAATACTTAGCACGTACTGGATGCCTTGGATTAATGACAGATATTTAATAGGAAGTGATATAGCAGGGGCGCAGGGTTTGTTGGCTGAAAATACAACTGCACAGGCTTACGGCTTAGAGTTTGAATTTGATAATGAGATTTTTGATAACAATGGAGATTACGACCCGACTACATTTACTTATACTGCACCTTTTGCGGGGTTCTATTCATTCACTTGGAATCTAATAGTAACAGTGCCTGCAGGCGGTGGAACCTTTCAAATACAACAACGTATCAATGGCGTATTTGAAGGTATAATAGGTGATGGTGTAGCCTTTAATGTTGCTGGAACTTATACTATGCAACAAGCGAAATTCATAACATTAAACGCAGGCGATACCATTAGGTTTTACGGAAATTCTATAACTAACGGTGGTGTCAGTGCTACGCTAGAAGCGGGCAGTAGCTTTAGAATGGAATATGCTATATTGAATTTTGGGCAAACCATCTTCTACAATCAAAACGCGCCCGATATGAAACAGATTGATTTAGTCACTGACGTAATCAAGATGCACAATTGCGCCATTGTAGCGGATAGGGCAATACCAAATAAGATATACATCGTGCCTCAGAATAGCTATTTGGGTAGTGGCGACACGCTCGATTGGACAAATAAACTTGACACCAGCAAGGATATAGTTATAAGCAGTACCGTTGATTTACAAAAGGCGAAATTTCAATTTACCTACACGGCAGGTGAAGAGGTTGTTGCAAGACCATACAGAAATGTAAACAGGATATATGGTGACTACGAAGCAATAGGATACACAGTAAATCCTAGCACACCACCAAGTGACTATGTTATAGGTGAGCAAAAAGTGCAACTTGTCACGCGATCAACACCAAGTGGCGTTATCAATGGCAGCGGTTACGTGATGCCACTATTTTACAATGATTCGTTAGAGTTTGTTGTGCCGGGGCCTCGTTGTCTTTTTGAAGCAGGTACGGTTAATATTAGTATGTATGACGATTCCACAAGCACGGTTGTAAATGATGCCATACCAGTGCTGAATAATTACAGCGTTGTTCAAGCATCTGTTGACGATGAGGATTTGAACTGGGCACCTGAAACACCGCCTCACTTTATCAATACTAATCCATACAACAACCTGTTCAATAAGTATTGGCGTACCTATATGAATGCACTCTATTCACCTGAAAGCAGAATAATGGAGGCATCATTTGCACTTGACTTAAAGGATATTGTTAGTTTTAAGTTTAGTGATAAGATATGGATACAAGATAGCTATTGGCGCATACTAGAGGTCAATGATTATAAGGTTGGTATGTATGAAAGTACACAGGTGAAACTATTAAAGTTCGTTGAGGATTTTGAAGATTGCAATGGTGTGCCTGATGATATGACGGCTAATGGCGAAATACTTTTTATAGATTACAATGGCGACCCGATTGCATCCAACGAAAGCTGTTGCACGCGCTATGGCTTTACATGGGACGAAGGTAATGCTGTATGTTGGGGTACTATAGGCAGCACTAGACCAACACCTCCAACAACAGGTACAGCAACCAATCCTGCGCCGCGTGTAATCAAAGCGACAAGACGCAATGCAGCTATTATAAATTCAAGTATTACTGGTACGGATGTAACCATTACAGACGGCAATAGCAACATGCTTGCGGTAGGTGAAAAGTTAGACCTTACTGCCAATGTGCGCGGTAGCAACCTACTCGGCAAAAACGTTGTGACTAATCTACCGGGTATTCACGTTGGCGGTGGGTATCGTGATGGCGACCCTTCAATCCCTTACTACGGTTGGGCGCAGTTTGGACAATTCGTGTTACAATCACAAGCCGTTTTTGCAGCTTCAGGAGATGTGGTAGACTTGGACATTGAAGGCGTGCCCGGTCAATACATCAACATGACCGATGATACACTGTGGAGCGTGCTAATGAATGTAACTATTAAAGATAATGTAGGCGTAAGTGAAACCTCATTCCATCACTTTACAATGGATAAGATAGGTGGCGCAGCAAATGCCAGTGCAATCACCACACTTAGCACCATAGGCGCAATCGGAAGTTATGTGTTCACGTTTGGAATCGACACCACAACGAACACAGATGAGCATCGCATAAATGTAACTGTGACAGGTGGCACTTATCCTGCAACCTTCATTATCACGGCATCAATACAATACCAACAAAGCAAAACAGCATAACATGGACAACATCAAAAACTCATTGCGCTTTCTGCAGCTCGGTGTTAAGTCACCACCAAAGTACATCTACTCACTTCGCCCGTGGCAACGCGTGCTGTGGTTTATTACGCTGTATGCATGGCGCACGTTCTTATTCTTTCTAATCATTTATATAATCGCTAATTTCATATACTAATGGCTGAACCTATTGTAAGAAGTTTTGTAATCGATACCACACAGGCGGAGCAAAACCTGCAACGCTTGGACGTAGTAACCACGGCAACGAACGCCTCATTGGATGGGTTGTACAATCAACTTATTGCACTTGATGCACAGTTGCAGAAACTTGACCCGAATAGTCAAGCCTTTGCTGAGGTGAATACCCAAATACAGCAATTGGAAACTACCATTACCGGTATTGAAACGGGCAAAATTGATGACATTGGTAAGGCCATTGAGAGCATTGACGCGGGCAATGCAGCGCAAAGCATAGAGCAGGTAGGTGACGCGGTGCAGCAGGTTGTCACACCCGTGAATGATTTGGCTAATGCTACGGATCAACTAAATGCTGAACTCAAAGAAACTAAAGTAGATACATCAAGTATTGAAACCGCGAGTTCGGACTTTCAAGAATTAGCCGTAGAACAAGAGCAGGTTACAACATCGAGCAAATCACTTAAGGCCCAGTTGCGTGAATTGCAGGCACAGCTTGCAGCGACTGACCCCGACAGCGCAAAGTATCGTGAGTTATCACAGGCTGCGGGTGAACTTAAAGATAGAATACAGGATGCAGCGCAGGCAGTAGGTACACAGGCGGGTGGTGCGTTTGAACGTGTTGGCGGTTCACTTGGACTTGTTACATCACGTATTGCATCGCTTGACTTTACAGGTGCTGCTGAAGGTGCAAAGCAATTAGCCGCAAACATTGGACAGGTTAAGCCGGGTGATATAGCAAAAGGTATTAGTAGTATAGGTAGCGCGTTTGCATCTGTTGGTAAGGCATTACTCACAAACCCTATATTCTTAATAGGTTCAGCCATTGCTGCCGCTATTGTATACAGCGAAGAGTTGCTATCGCTTATTGATGGTATAACTGATGCAGAAACTGAGGCACTGGATGTGCAAAAAGAACGTGCGACATTAGCCAAAGAGCAGGTTGATGCTATTAGTGCGCAGGAAGAATCATTAAAACGTCAAGGCTTAACTGAAAAGGAAATAAACGCGCTCAAACTACAAGCGTTAGATACAGCCATACTTGAACAGCAGGCAGTTGTTGAAACAACGCAAATACAGGCAGAGGCACAAATTAAAGCAGCCGAGCGTAACGCTGAATACTTAAAAACTTTTCTTGACTTCGTTACGTTCCCACAGCGCAAACTTGCGGAGTTCTTTGAAGGCTTTGTAAATGGCAGCATTGATATACTTAATAAGTTAGGACTGGGTATTGAGAAGATTGATGTCAGTAGTGTGTTTGAGGATGTAAACAATTTTGTCGTTAAGAAGATATTTGACCCGGAGCAGGAGCGTAAAGACCAAAAGAAAATTGTTGATGACGCAAAGAAATCATTAACATCATTAAACAACCAGCGTGATGGATTGCTAAACGCACAAGCGGCTAAGGATAAGGCGGCACGCGATAAGGCAGTAGCTGATGATAAGGCTGCACTTGACAAGCAATATGCAGCGGAGAAAAATTACTACGACAAGGTTGCTGCATTGCAAGATGAGGCTTATGAAAAGACGCTAACCAAAGAAGAGCAGGAAGAGCTTGCCATAATCCAAAAATATGAAGCCTTATTTGCGGCTGCGAATGAAGCGAAAATAGATACGGTTGATTTACAAAGACAGCTCAACGCTGAACTTGCTGCGCTAGACGCACAACGCACAGCTGATGCAACAGCCGAAGCTGAAAAGCGCAAGCAATTAGAACGGGATGCAGTCAATAAAGATTTTCTTGATTCATATCAAAGTCTACAAAATGAATTTATAGCGGCTGAAGATGCCCGTTATTTTAACTCATTAAACAATACAGAGCAAGAAGAACTTCGCATCACTCAAAAGTATGAAAATCTTTTTGCTAAGGCTGATGCCGCAGGTAAGGACACAACTAAATTACAACAAGAGTTAGCAGCTAAACTTAAGGACATTCAAGATAGGGCCGCAAACAATACGGCAGCAAGTTTTGCAGAGGCATTTCAGAAAGGATTGGCTTTTGCAGATCAAGGATTAAATGCTTTGAATAGTCTAACAGATGTTGTTTTTGCAAACAAGTTGGCAAAGGTTAAAAAGGGTAGCAAAGAAGAGGAGGCATTAGCCAAGAAACAATTTAAAGCACAAAAAGCATTGCAATTAGGTGCAGCTACTATTGATGCAGCAAAAGCTATTACAGCATCGCTTGCATCTGCACCGGTGGCAATCGGGCCTATACCTAACCCTGCAGGTATTGCATCGCTTACTCTTGCTACAGTAACAGGAGCGGCAAACATTGCAAAGATTGCAGCTACTAAGTTTGAAGGTGGTGGTGGTGGTGGCGTGGATACTCCAACTCCTTCAATAGGCGGTGGCGGTGGTCAATCACAACCCGCACAGTTTAACCCACTCGCTTCATCATTCCTGCAGGATAGACCAGAGCAGCTAACACCACGTGCCTATATACTATCGGGTGATGTTGCAAGTCAGCAGGAAGTGAGAACAAAGGTTGAAGATTTAGCACGAATTGGATAATAATAAATAAATTTGAAACATGGAAAAAAGAAAAGTAGTTAAGTGTGTAATAGATGAGGAAGGCCGTCTTGGCATTACGGCAATGGGACTTGTGGACATGCCCGCCATAGAGGAAAATTGGATTGCACTAAGCAAGATGCAACTCGCAAAGGTGGATGAGGAAAGACGCATGTTGTATGGCCCCGCGTTAATACCGGATAAAGAGATACTGCGTTATGATGAAAACGGCGAGCCATACTATGTGTACTTTGAAAAGGCTACAGTAAGTGCTATCGCTCACCAATTCTTTAAAAAGAATCTGCAACATACTACGAACCTTCAGCACGAAATCCCCGTAACAGGTGTAACTGTGGTTGAATCGTGGATTAAAGAAGGTAAGTTAGATAAGTCAATCCAACTTGGACTATCTGAATTGCCAGATGGCACATGGTACATTGGAACCAAAGTAGACGAAGAGCACGTGTGGAATGATGTAAAGGAAGGTAAGATAAAAGGCTACAGCATTGAAGGGTTTTTCAATGAAGTAGGTGTAGCAATGAGCGGGGTTAAGAACTACGAAGCAGAGTTGGTGTTAGAACTTGACCAACTACTTAGCAAAGTAAATCCATCCAAATGAAAATAAACAGCGTTAAATTCAAGGACAGAGAATCCTTTGACAAAAACAAAACAAAGGCTAACGTCATTGCAGTGCATGAGCCGTTCGGCATTATTGTATTTGAAGACAAGGACCGTGTTAATCCAGACCATACTAAGGTCATACAAGTCAACGAGGTTGACAGGTCACTTGACCAAATTGCTACAGGTCTTGCTATCCTTGTTGCACCTGACTTAGATGCAGCGCGTGCATATTTGGAAAAGAAAAAAGTAGTGATAACGGAAGTGTTTCGCTTGACCAATACTCTATTCGTAGAAGTCCCTGCATTTGCTGCCTTCAATGAGTTCTATATTGCCCTAATGGATAGCAAGCTATTCACTAGCGTAGAGCCTGACTACATCCAAACGTATCAACCCGATGCGGACGCGTATACTTATTCCGGGCAATGGCACTTGCCAAACATGCAGGCTGCAGAGGCATGGGGTTTAATAGATGGTGCTGCCTATGGTGAGGTTGCTGTACTGGATATTGCTTGCGATGTAGATCATGAAGATTTACAAGGTCGTATAAGTGCAACATCATGGAACTGCGTAACCGATGCAGCGGATGTACGGCCCATTAGCGAGAATGAAAAGCACGGCACACCATGCAGCGGATTGA